TCTTTTTCTTCTTTTTTTTCTTCTTTTTTTTCATAGGTATTTGTTTTTGGATTATAGTCATCTCTATGTTCCCAATTATACCCCCACTTAAATCTGGCATGGAACATATCATCCTTGTCCATCTTTATTCTGTCCAAATCAAGCTCTAAGAAAAATCTCCCCACTGCTTCTTTCAGATTTTTATTAAAGTTCAATAGGAACAATATCTTTTTCAACCACTCAAACTTCTCAGCCACTCCTCTACCATCCCACTTAATTTCAAAATCTAGTACTCTCTTTAGTTCTTTTATAATGTTCTTTTTGCCAGCATCTCTATTGAACTCAGGCATCACATCTTGGAAAGGATACCTGTAAGCATCGTCATATTCCAGTATCATGCAGATAATGTTTCTCAAATGCTTAATTACAATCTTCCAAATCGGATACCAAATCATCATTAAATTGAATACCCTATAAACCTCTCTTGCGCATGTGCAGTATCTTTCTGGCTTCTGTCTTACCCTATTCATTCTCTGGTCAAGTCTAACCAATAGCTCGTCAAACAATATCATAAATTGCTTCCTGAATAGAAGAACAAATAGAATCATTTTTACCCTACTATGCTTCAATCCAACAAAAAACCCTCTTAGAAAAGCCACCAATGTCTTCTTAACCTCATCAACTGTCTCTACAGTTTCACCATAGCAGAATCCTTTTGCTGGAGAATCTGTCTTATCAAAATAAGTAAGCACTCCTCCCTCATCTGGAAATATAACTCTTGTTATTGACTTCTTTGTTGGGTCTGTACTTGGCTTCGTCTGCATCATGCCAACATTTGTCTCTCGTATCTTTGCCAGTATAAAGTTTATTTTTTGAACGAACTCAAACGCTCCTGCTTTCTGTTCTTTTAGCTTTGCTTGTTCTCTCTGTTTTTGTCTAAACTTTTGATTGTTTTTTTTACCCATAATGCTTAGTATCTCCCCCTATCTGCTATTAAATAAGGGGAGAGCTTAGTTTTATTTATCTTTTCTTTCTTTTCTTTGGCTTTTCCTCTTTGACTTCCTCTTTCGGTTCTTCAACCTTTCCTGGCTTTTCACCAGGAGTATATCTTGTATGGCTCATATTAGCTTACATTAGAAGGAATATATCTTTCGTTATAGATAACTCCAAGAATTCCAATGTCAACAAAGGTTTCTCCAGCTTCTGTCGTAGCCAAACCAACTACTACCCGGATATATCTCTTTGTAGGAGTCAAATCAACTTCTGTAAGTCCTGTAGTTTCAATGTCAAGAACATCTCCAAGAGTTGTCCAAGCAGAATTATCAACACTTTCCTGAACCGTAACTGAAGCAGTAGCCGTTGATGTTGCACCAACACTTACCAGTAATAAGCATTTTCTTCCTTCTCCTTTCAAATCAACAGCTGTTCCAGTAAGATCTGCGAGAACTCCATGTTGCTGTTTAGCAGCCAATAGTTCTTTTACTGTTGAGTTATTTAGTAAATCTTTCATGTTATTTATTTAGAACGGTAAATGCTGAGGCAATCGCTGGCTGGCCTGCTACTCTCTTTACAAATCTAATAACAGTCTCATCATATCTAAATCTGTCATGTATTGAGGAGTCAACTTTTATTCCTCCCTTATCTCCAATGTAGTAATAATTCAAATCAGCAAGAATAATGTCTCCAGTGGTTCCAAGGGCTGGAAGTTTCTCTGTCATAAGAACGGGTTTGCCTTGCACTATTGGAACAATCTTATCTCTAAGATTGGCCATAAACAGAGCAATCCCTGATGTGCCTTCGTTTCCGATAGTCATCAACTGACCCATACCTGCCTTAGTAGTTAACCAGACAGCATTAGCGTCTGCCCAAGCAGGATGTCCAACATACATGTCAATTATGTCTTCAATCTTAATCTTTGCACTTGTATCTCTTGTAACAACATTTATTCCGGCAGCATTGATTATTCCCAAAGGTTGACCCATTCCTGTTCCTCTCATAAACCTATAGTCCTCTTCGTAAGCGATAATCTCACTGAACAAGGACACAAGGTAGTTTGCGAGGTTTACAGCAGAATCTTCAAGTACTTCATCGGAAGCAGGAACTAATCCAATCATCTTCTTTGCCTGTAAAACTATTTTACCGAAAGCTGGTTGACTTTCTGTCTTTGAAGCACTCTCTTCAGCCCAATAAACATCAGCTCCACCAAAATTCTCTGAAGATTGGTCAAGCTTAGGTAGGGTTTTTGAAAGTCTGGTCATCGGGAATATCCTCGCACGAGGTCTGATAAGAGCTGCTTCAGTAGCATATCTAACTACTTCGGCTTGAAACTCATCGGGGACGAGGAATCCTCCTTCGGTGTCATCCAATTATGTTATCGTGGCTTTTTTAATTACCACTTCTTACGATTATTCGTAAGTTCGGACTATATCTTTATCTGTTTTAACAAACAAAAAAAGTAGTTTGTTAACTACCTCATATACATAGTTTATCTTTATTTTTTCTTCTATAAAATTGACATACCTTTAAGTAAAGGTTTAGTCAAAACAAGTAGGGTTTCTCTTGAATATATTTCTCTAAACTGTTTTACTGTTTCTTGATGTCTATCATGAAACCAACCCTTAATCTCTATCCATCTATTCCAATCTTGAATCCAGAAGTCAGGGGCATAAGTTCTATCTTTTAATTCAAATCTTTTGGGCTCATATTCCCATTTTAGATTTTTTCTATCAAGCCATCCAGCAAACTTTATCTCGTAAGATGAACGCATCCATACTTTAGTTCTGTCTTTTCTAATATACCAATCACCTTTTCCGTGAAGTGAAGGTTTTCCATACCGTCCATTAAGTTTTCCTAATCTACCTACTTTTTTTCTTGTTTCTGGATGCTCTATATAATACCGTTCCCTATATTTACTTTCATCCTTATGCCAACAATCACGACTACAATAATTATATCTCTTAACATCTTTCCTCTTAATTTCTTTCTTTTTCCCACAAAACGAACAAGTTATTTCTACTAATCCACCTTTATAGTTGGGATTATTCTTTCCTTTGAATATAACTTGGTGTGCCTTATTCCTACACTCATAAGAACAATAACTTCCAGAACCAGCATCATAATTACTCTTTTTAATCCATTTTCTTTTTCCACACTCAAGACATTCAAACAAAACCTTAAATCCTCCAGCATTACTTTTGCTCTTTTCTATTTTTATTAGTTTGCGTTTATCCATTACTTTAATTATAGTATTTTCAAAAAGGCATGTCAAGTCAATTTTACTATGTATATGAAGTTTTAAATGAACAGATAATCGGAGCTCGTGGAGGGATTATTGTTGGGACTCACCCTCTAGTCTCTACACCTTCCCAGAAACTTATACCCTTCTGGGCTTGGCTCGGTATTGTCCTTTTTAGGAGTTCCACCGAATTCACCGATTTTATTGAGAGCTATAACACTAACCCTCATTCAGAGCTTTTATCAAGCTCTTTGGTATTCCATTCCTTGCCAGAGATTTCATATCCTCCACAAAGCTTATCATCTTTCCAGAAAGTTTTACAAAAGGTCTTTTTGACCTTAAGTAAGAATCAGTTTCCATTACTGATCTTTCAAGAGTAGGATCCTCCTTATGAAAGACAAGAGATTTCTTAACGGGATTCTCGTGAATCTCCTTAAGAGCTGCCTCAATCTTCTTTCCAACAATATTTTCAATCTTTTTCAATGCCTCTGCATCTTCCTCTGGAGTCTCCGGAGTCTCAGGATTTTCAGGAGTTTCTTCCTCCCCTTCCTTTAAAACATAACTTGCTTCAACTTCTACTATGGTTCCGTCTTTCTTTCTTATTTTTCTTTTCATTTTTTTGTTTTTGCCTTAGCTTTAATAATAGCTGCATCAACCACCTTAGAAGCAATTCGGAGATATCTTATCTCAACCTTTTGGCCAGATTTATTCTCCTTCAATTTTCTCAAAGTGTTTTCTACAGCCTTGTTTGCCAATAGCATAAGACGCAGTTCGGGATTGATCCCACCTTTCATCTTACTATGGCTGCGACCTTTAACTTCTGGGGCGATGTCTTTCTCAGGCTCTGTCGCTGTAAGCAACACCTTTAGGGCATCAATAGCTTCCCCCATTTGTTTTACACAATTATTTATGAGCTTTCGGTTCTTTTCCGAAATAACTCTTCCTACTTTTGTTTCTATATTCTCATCGCTTCTTCCTGGCCCTGGTCTTTCTGCTCTTCTCATCTCTCCTCCACATTTAGGGCATTTTATATCAGCACAATGCTCATCAGATGTCATTTTGTGTCCGCAATCTATACATTCACAATCATAAGTCGTTTTTTCTTTTTCACTCGCTGGCTCAAACTTTATTCCTTTATGATCTGTGCAATGCTTTTTAGCTTCTGATGCTGTCCAAATATCTTTTGCATATCTATATCCCTGCTCTTCCCATTTGGTATCATCATCTTTCCTCTGACAAGTAAGAATACTGTATTTCTTCCCATCACTCGTTCTACTAGTTCTTTTACAGGTTTTGTAATCATCGGGGTCAGACAACCTACAACTATGCTCATTTGGATAGGGCTTGCCAATCTCCTTTGTTTCAAGCTCTTTCGTTATCAGTTGAAGCCCCATCTTTCTGGCTGATACTAATGCTGTAGGTAATGCCGGGACAGATACCCAAGAAATCTCTAATAGCTCCTGCTTTTTAAACTTTGTTCCATCTTTAGAATATCCTTTTTCTATCTCATCTTCATTGGCTCTACGATACATCTTTTCTTCTACTTCTACTGCTCCTTTCTCATCTTCAACCAATGGCATAAAACCAACGCTAACAGCATTTAAAAATCCATCTTCAACCAGAGTTCTTAGCTCTTGGGCAAATGGTGTAGGTGCAAATACTCCTTTTGCTTTTAAGTTTCCATCCTCAACCCATACTTTTGTTGCTCTAGCCACTGGGGGAATAGGAGTTTCTCCCAATCCTCCTCCTGACATATGTGACCAAAGCATTACTGGGTTCTTTTTATAGTTAGATAAAACCCACCCCTCTGGGTTTATAGTATCGCCATATCTGTCTATCTGAGCATTTGAAGCGACTACTTCAAACTCTCCTGACTTCAACGACTTTACTTCTGCACCTAAAAATAGTTTATTCATTTATTCTCTTAGTATTTAAATTGGTTTTTATTTATATTTAATCTCCGACCACTGGGAGCAAGGCACACCTGCAGTTAATTTCTGAAGGATATAATAGCCCATTTGAAAAAGGTTTGCCTTTAACCACCACTTGACCACTCATGGCGGCATGTTCTGGACGAACTCTATCATCCATTGTCGCTAACCATTCTACCTTCTCAACTACCTCACTTTGTTTATAGGCCTCAAGTTCTGCTCCATTAGAAGAACCCAACACCTCTGTTCTAGCTATTCTTTCTGACTCCCACTTGGTTCTACTATCAAAAACATCATTAACTCTCTTAGTAAGATCAGGCACTCCCTCTCCTTCACCTACTCCTATCTCCAATGTCTTTTTAAGGGTCTTTCTTGTAGTTTCATTTACTTGGTCAGCGAAGAGCATAGTTTTGTCGTTAATAAACTTTCTAACTCCAGCGGTCATCTCAAAGGTGCTTCCCACAAGTGCGGCAGCTCTCTTACCTCGCTTCTCGGTTATAGATGTAAATAGAGGCAGTGATATTTTAGCAAATAGTGTCTTTTCAGTTTCCCAATCAATATCCCCCAGTGCTTTCTTAGATTTCTCCAAAGCAGCAATTACTCTCTTTTGCTGACTCTTAAACAATCCCACAACCATTGCATTAAATGGCTTCTCGTCTCCAGTTAAAAGCCTATCGTGTTCGTTCCAAATCTCTTGTTTCTTTTCCTTAGTAAAACTCAACTTCTTTATTATTCTCAATCTATCAGCAAATATTTTAATTATATCCTTTTTTAACTTAAGAGTTGTCTTTAACTTCTTCTTACCTGTCATTACTCTCGTCCTCAACGCCTCCATCTCCTTTTGTTTTTTGACTTTATAATATGTTATAGGATTTATTCCTTTAATCGTGAACATCTTAGTCCTCTCACTTTCAGGAACTCCACCTGCTGGCATCAAAGCCACTGGTAGATAGAAGTCCCAACCACCCTCTAATGGTGGCAATCCTTCTTTATCTCTAACCTCATTTATCACTAGCCAATTATTTTTTAGTGCTGTTTCATACTCTTTTATTATAGCATCCCTATTCTCTGGAGTAGGATCTACATAATCCAAATAAAGATTATCACCGAACTCCGAAACCAAGAACTCATTCAACTTTTCGTTTATCATCTTGTATCTCGGTTCTACTGTCTCACTTAAGAAAGTATAAATTTGAGCTTCGGCTTCGGCTCTGTTCATTCCCATCATTCCTATAATTGACTTAGGAACTCCGAAGGCTGCTAATATCTGGGTAGTAGATATCTCTGTCAGCTTGCTAAACTCCATATCTCTCATAGTCTGAGTCAGCTTCTCAATCCTTGCATCCTTGCCGTGAAGAAGGCCAAACCTATGCGACTTCTCAAGCCCGCCAAACTCTGACTGCCACATTTTCTTAAACTCTTTCTTATCTTGTGCTTGCATTCTGTTTTCAGTAAATATAACAAAGTCTGGCCTTGCCGAGTTATAGAAGAAGTTCATATTCCACCTTATAGCATAAACCAAACTCCTAATTACTTCTAAAGCTGGCTTGACAGTTGGTAATCCATAAAAAGAACTCTTAGGGTTTACTTCTTTAATGTGAATAACTTCGTCAAATTCATATGTTTTAACTTCTCCTCCCGGGACTCTATATTCATACCCCCCAATTATCTCTTCATCGCTCGGAAGTATTTTTACCCAATCTGGTCTTAATGGCCACAGCTCTAAAGTCTTTCCTCCATCGTTCTTAGCTTTTAAGATATAGGAGTTGCCTAGCAAATCCAAATCAATAGAGATTCCTTTAAACAACTCAAACCCGGTCATAAACTTATTTGGCTTGGCTAAAAGGTCAAGTACTGTGTGGTCTTTCTCTTCCTTAATAATCTCATTGCCATAACTACCTTTGATACTGTAAAGCTGTCTTTTCACATTCGCTACTGCTTCTCCTATCTTTTTACAACAAGTAAAAACCAAATGAGAGTTTTCATAGGAATCTAAATAGTCTCTGTTTGTAGGTTGATAAGTATTTTCACTAAAGAAAAAGGACTTAAAGCCCGACACCCAATATGCCCTTTTAAGTCCTAAATAGTCCTTTGTTCTTTTAAATATGTTTAAGTTCAATTCATTGGCTTAGTTTTAAATATGTTGATTAAAAATGTTTGTTTCAATATTGCCCATATCTTTCCTCACCTTACTCCAATTCTTTGTTTCTTAGCTGTTGGCTTTCCAGCGCAATGTACTCCCGAACTAAAAGCATAGAAAAAAGCAAACGATAAGAATATTGCCATTACTATGACATTTTGAGCAATCGCTACTCTAAATAAAGCAGAATAAATTATCAATAATACAGAAAGAATAATAAGTGTCGTTCTCATATTAAATAAAGACAATAGGCCACGAAGAAAGCCAATACTGTTAGCATTATTGCTATCTTTATTAATTGTAATACTAATTCTAATTTTGACATTTAATTTTATATGCTCCTCTTATCCCGGCATTTGGATGTTTTCTATGATAACAATCATTTTGAAAATTTCTGCTCTTATCTGGATTTTTCTTAGCCCATTTCTTAGAAAGTGTGAGTTGGTTCGCATAACTACATCCAGTCCTCATTTTGGCACTACCGCAAAATCTTTGGTGTGGTCGTCTATATGCTTTAATATATTTCTTCCCACATCGTTCACAAATCCCTTCATAATTATATCCCTTAGGTCTACTCATATTAAATAAAATCTATTCCATATCCTTCTGACTTACCCATACTATAAGTGGCATATCTTCCTGCGTCAATTAAGTGGTCGTTCTCTTTAATAGGCTGTTCTGGTTCTGTCGGCTTGCCATCCTTCGTCTTCCACATGTAGTTCCTCAACTCCTTGACAAGATTGACTGAACGCTTTGTAATAAACAGCTTCTTGCTCTTGATGAACTTGAATCCTGGCAGCACGCTATTGTCTGCATCCACCATGTTGAACCCTGCATTCCTCAGCTCCTCTATCGTCTTCGGGTCTTCCGGGTCGGGGTATATCTCGTCATACTCGTCAATCCCCTTCTCTTTCATTCTGCCGATAAGCTCGGGGTCTGTCAGGTGGCTCTGGTAAAGTATCTCGTCCCAATAGTAATCATCGTCTTTCTCGACCACTTTCGTTATGGCTGTTGGCTTGTTGAAGGCAAAGTCAATCCCATAGGCCAATCTATCAGGATTCTCTGGAAGCTCATCGCAATACTGCCAGTGGGTAAATATCAATGTCTGAGCAACACCTCTTAATCCTAATCCATAAATCCTCCAGTAGTTCTCATCTACTCCCTTATATCCTTCTATCTCTTTGACTATCTCACTGTTAAGAAAGGGGTTGTCTTTGTAGTTACTTCTGATAATCAAGCAATCTTTTCTCGGTTCTAACTGGTCATATATCCAATGGAACTGGTGGCTTGGATTGTAATCAAGAAATATCTGGTTTGATGTTCGCATTGATAACTGTCGCCAATCTTCAAGCCCAAATTCATTCGCCTCATTAAGCCATAAATAGTCCCTTCTCCGGCTTCTTACCTTTGTCGGCATATCCACCGATATAAAGTCAATCTCTGTTCCTGTTCGTGGCCACTTATAAGTATGGTCTGATTTATTATGGTAGTCCTCTTTATATACTCCCAGGCCCTTCAGTATATTTAGAAAATCCCTCATCGCTGTAGCTTTCAAGGCTGGCAGGTATTTCCTTGCTATCGTTATCTGCTTGTTCTTTTCCTTTAGCATTATCATCGCCATCAGTTGAGCCAGAGACACCGTCTTGCTGCTCCCCGATCCCCCCTCTGCTATTATTATTCTCTTTTCCTTCTTCTGATACTGTTCCCAAATCTTCTGGAACACCACTGTCGCTTGAAGGTTTACTTTCCTCATTTTTTGATTTAATTATTTCTATTGCCACCTTTTCTATTGATTCATCTAATCCTAAATCTAAACTTTGTTTTGGCATTCCTTCTGTTCTATTTGCCACAACCTCAAATTCTCTTAATTCTTCTCTCGCCTTAAATACCCTCGTATAAGCCAATGTTTCGGCAACTGTTCTTTTGTCCTCCGGATTTGTATTCTTATAATCCGTGAATTCTTTCACTGTCATTGCTTTAAAATAATTCATCCAATAGCTAAAAGAGTTTCTCTTATCCCATCTACCATCGCTTCTATTCTCTGGATGTTCTCCAAATCCTCCTTTTCCTGTTGGGTTAGGAACTTGCTTTGTAGTCTCTTCCATTTTAAAAATAAAAACCCTCCTATCTCCAAGAGAGCTTAAAATAAAAACTTGCTTGTTTTTTTACAAACCTTATCATCTTTCTTTATGATAATATATCTAAACAACTTTGTCAAACAAGGCTCACTCTGTTAATAACTTTCTGTTAAGATAATTCCTTCTCCCCTGCTATCAGAATGCCCTTAAACCCCTTTAACTTGCCCTGTGAGGCGTTTATATACAATAGACGACATATCCTACCACTCTTTTTATTACTTTATGCACTCCCCCACTACCTCCTACTAAAATTTTGGAATTTTTAAGATTGAATTTTGAAAAGAGTGGCACCCCCGGGGTGGGGGAGTGGTATCTTATTGTCTCCCCTTATATATTCTTCTAATAAAATATACTGTAATAAAGTCAAGAGTTAATCGTCATAATCTATAATAAAGTATAAAGTTAACTTTTCACTCCGTTTTCTCATTATGAGGAGCGGAGTTTTTTATTTTCGCCTGACAATAAGGACAAACTATGGCCTTCTTTGATATTCTCTTTTGGCAAGTAGAACAAATAGCCCCGCCTTCCTTACAACATAGATAATAAATCCAACTAAATATCCCTAATATAGCTCCGCTAACAAATGCCGTTAGCAAGTTTCGTTCCTTCCTTTGAGCTAATGCCATTGAGAATAGCCCAGATAATATCCATATAATTATAAATATATACATAGTTTTATATTGTTTAGTTTTTACTTGAATTCCTGAATTTCAACTATACAACTTCCACTAGCAAGTTGTAAATCTAAGTAATAATATCCTTTATTTTTTCTCATTAAAGTTTCATCATTTATATTTCCGTCTTGCCAAATTACTGGTATTCCACCATTTTCCATTAAATCTGTTCCTTCTTTCATTATATAAATTAAGCACATACCATCGCCCGAAACTGAATAAAATAATTTCTGTTGACCACCTGATAAATAAAAAGTTTCTGATTGCTTGCTATTATTAGCAGTCAATTTGATAACTTTTTTCCATTCTTTTACTGGTAATGTCTTTGGTTTTTCTTCCTTCTTTTTTTCTTCTACCTCTTTTGTTCCTATTTTTTCTATCTCTGTGGTTTCTACAACTTTATCTATTGTCGCTTCTGGTATTGTTTCTTTCTTCTTATACCCGCCAGAAATAATAAGAATAATGACTATACAAACAATTACCCAAAACCACCATTTCTTCCAGATTTGTTTTTTATTTTCCATAATTTTGTTTATTAGTTAATAACGACCTTTATATTACAAGATATTCTAATAATTCCTCTACATCTTCAACGCTTCTCACAGTCTCACATAGATGTCCGAGTTTCTTGGCGAAATGTTATCTCTTTATTCCAATTACAATGCCGACATAATACTCGTAGATTATTTTCGTTCCAAAAATCCTGATACTGAAGTGCTAATTCTAATAATTTATACTTATCTTTTTCTATAATTAATTCTTGGTATTTTCCCAAAAATTCTTTCATAATGTCTGCAAATTTTTTAATGTGGTCAACTTCTAAATCACCGCCTTTTTGCCCACATATCTGACAAGTATAACTATCTCGGACTAATATTTTTTTAATTAGTTTTTTGTTTTTAGAACTATCCCTTACTAAAAGAGCTAATGGTTTTATCCCTCCTTTCCAATTAGAATTATTTTCTCCAACGAACAACTTTTCTTTTCTAACATATTCAGAATAGCACTTTTTATCACAAAAGAGAGATGGAACCGGGCGAGATGGAAAAGACCTTCTTTCTAATCTCATTCCACAATTTTTACAAAAAACTATTACTCTTTTAGCCCTATAGTACAAATTATAACACTTCTCGCAATACTTTCTCTTACCGTTCAACTTAACTCCACAATTTTTACAATAATACTCTCGGAAAACTCTTTTTTTCTTTATCGGCTTTATCTTTTTATTTTTGATTTGCCACAATCTTAAACATTTGATAGAACAAAACTTTTGGTTTTTATTAGCAATTATAGCATAAAATATATTCCCGCATTCTTTACACCTTTTCTCAATCTTCCCACCCCTCCAATGGGGATTATTATTCCCACATAACTCTTTCTTATAATATACAGCCATACATTCTCTACTGCAAAAATGATGTTTTCTTTTTAAAATATGGGATTTTCTTCTATAAAACTCCTTGCCACAATTATCACATATAGTTTTCGTTCTTCTACATTCTAAACTACAAAGAACCTGTCTTTTATGAGAGGTTTTAAATACTTTATGGCAAACTGGACAGGTTTTTAGCATATTTATCAAGCTCTTTTTCTACATCTTCTATGGAACGAGCCACAAACGCTATTCCTCCTCTTCTTCTGATTGTTTTTAAAAACGATTTTTGAGCAAGAGAAATTACTCCCTTTTGGGATTTAACTTCTATACACATTATAACACCAACACTCATAATGGTAAATACTCCAACAATATCAGATGCTCCTTTCATACCCGTGCGTATATAATGCCTACGATTATATTTATCTATTACAGGAACTGCTAAAGAGTTGTTTCTCCAAGATAAAATACCTCGCATTTTCAGGTAGTCCAAAATTCCTCGCTGTATTTGGGACTCAGTTGCTTTAATTTTCATTATTTATTCATCTTAATTTCTTAAAATAATAATCACTTAATTTATCTCCCTCAATTTTATCATGGCAGGGTTGGCAAACTAAAATAGTTTCTGAAAACTCTCCTAATCCTTCGTGGGTGTAATAATATAATCTATGGTGGCGGTGGTGGAATGAAAGTCCCCAACCGCTTCCACAAATTTCGCATCTTGTTATGCCTCGCCTCTGATACTCTTTCTTTAACTTACGATTTGCTGATATATTTCTGCGTCCTACCCTACCTATGCGTTTCATTATCTATTTTAATAATTGGTTAATATCTTTTCTTGGGATTATTATTGAACCTCCCAATGTTCCAACATTTAATCTCTCTATCTTCTCTCTTAATTCTTGTTTTTGGGCTTTTCTATCTCTTACTATAAATCCTAAAATGGAAGACCAAGGCGGACAATGATTTTTATAAGAAAAACACCATTCTCTAATTTCTGTTCCCAGGTCTTCTTTTATCTCTTTATTCATATCTCTTATTTATAATTTTTCTTTATATTTCTCTATAAAATAATTTACCTGTTTCCTGTAATAAGTGTCAAAGGTTTCTTTCTGACTGGTCTGTTTCCAGTTTAGGTAGATAACTGCTCGTAATCTTTGGCTTGGGGTTTTGTCCGACTTGAACTCTCGGATTTCCTCCGGTAGCTTTATTATATCTTCTTCTGTTATTCTGGCGGGCTTAAATACGGCAAAGCCAGACTTTCCTTTAAGCTGGAATAGTTTTGTGGTATCTTCGGGCTTTAATTCCTGTGTTAGAACTTCTATCTTAAGTCCGCCATCAACTAAAGTGGATACTTTCTTTATTATTGTTTCAATTTGTAATATCATTTTAATTCTTTTAACCTATTTTTTAATTGAAGGCAGGCCAGAAATGCTTTTTTGTCTGCTTCATCGTTGTCTAATTCTATTGCTTCGAATTCTCCTGTTTCTTTTCCGAACCTTGCGATTATTCTCTTATCAATATTCTTCTTTGTTTCTTCCTCATAAGCAATTTGATATGCTGCTACTTGAAATCGCATTTCATCGTAGATCCCGTTACTACTCTTGAAATCTATCAGTATTAATTCTTTTCCTATCTTTCCTATTGCATCTAGGATTCCGGCGTAATGGTATTTTCTTGAATAAACTATTTTCTCGCTTTCTAACCATTTTATTTTATGTTCCTTTTGGAATTTTAAGAATGCGGTGATTCCATTAACTACTTTTTCGTCATCAGGCATTTTTGGCTTTTTGCCTAATATCCAATTAGATACCCATTCGTGGATCTGTGTTCCAATGTCTGCTGCCTTCTTCTTGAATATCCTGTGTTGCTTGCTTGCTTCTAAAACATCTTCTTCTGTTATTCCTCCATTAACTCTTGGGATTAAATAATCTCTCATTAGGTTTATTGCCCAATACATTAATGGACCGCTCTTATCCACTACTCCTGTAATCCCGGTGACAGAGATTAGCGATTCTCCTTCCTGGCCATAGAATCTATGTCTTTCATCATCAAATCTTATAATTGATTCTTCGCCATATAATTTATATTCCTTCAACATATTATTTTACTTGATGATTTAATAATTCAGCATAGATTCTGCTTGCCTGCACTTTTGTTAGATTTTTCCAATCAATCGTTATCTCTGTTTCCTTCTCTATTTGTTTGACGGTATCTATCCCCATCTCCTTTGCAAGCTTTTTTATCTTTTCCTTTTCGGGTTCTACTGCCATTATGTTTTTGACTTGGTCTTTCTTTACTCCTTCTATGGGTTCATTTCCCTTTTTCATTTCCTCTGCTGGAGTGCTTTCATAGCCAGTCATTTTGATCACCCAGCCGATTAAATTCCGGTAGGCCTTTCCTATCGCTCTTGTTTGCGCCATTGATAAAATAGCATATTCGTCAAATGTTTTTTTCTTTGATTCTTCTTTTGAGCAAATAGCATATCCACTGGCCATTACCTCTTTTGTTTTGACCGCTACTATTTCTGCTTGAGCCATCCATTTGTTTGTTCCTAGACTTTCCACTTTTACTATTCTTGGGAATAATCCCATAAGGCCACCTGCAAATTGCCATCCCTCTACCATTACATAATTCTTTCCTGCGATGTTTGCATAAAGATTATTCTTTACTATATGGTCTTTTAATAGATTTGCCATCTTCACCATTTGAAGTGGTTTGTCTATTTCATAAACTTTTTTTGTTTGAAGTGTATTTTTTGTTTTTTCCATAATTATTTCTCGGAGGAAGAAAGAACTGCTGAAGCTAACTTCCTTCCCCCTCCAAGTATCACCAGTTTTTAATTGTTTTTGTAATCTTCGCTTGGGTCAGAATCTTCTGCCCGGCTTAAATCTTCCATCATATCTTCTCGGCTTCGTTCCCATTCGTCCATTCCTTTGGCGTCCTGTTCCTCTAAATTATCTTCTAATTCTTCCTCTAATCCCATATCTTTAATAGTTTCTCCGGTTGTTTCGTATATCTGGTTTCTGACTTTCCATTCCATTACAGCTTGACCTGCTTCTTCTTTAGTCATTAGCCCCTTTTTGATAAGGTCTTTAAACATAGAGGGGGTTAAATCTTTTATTGTTTTATCCATGTTATTTAGTTCTTAATTTTTTGCCGACCTTTAAGTTATATTTCCCAGTTTCTATTTTTAGAAATTTGATAAACCTCTCTAAAAACTCTAAATCAAATCCTTCATCCACCACCACCTTAACCTTTGCTATCTCTTCTATACCTCCACTATTTATAATAAAATCGTATGGTCTTTTTGATGTTTCACTCATAACTTTATTTTATTTGGTTTATAATGCTTCGGCCTTTCTCCTTTAATTGTCTTACCAATTTACAAGTTCCTTCAGACCATTCAAGGGTATGGTGTTTTAATCCCTTTGCCGCCATTTTTTCTTGTCCCTTTCTTATAAATTCATCTATTTTATCCTTATCCTTTGTTTCCCATACTTCGCCCAAATCTATCGGCTCATTACAATACTTTTTTATTATTTTCTTTTCTGTGTATTTCATATTACTTGGCTACCTTTATTGCGAATATAGAATAGGAAAGGAAATATCCGTAAACTGCTATTGCTATAATAGCGTCTGGGTCTGATTCAGTTAGTAAAATAACCGAACCTATAAGACCAAGAGATGATATCACTATTCCTATAATAGACATTACTTTTAAACTTTTCATTTTATTTTAGTTCTTATTTTATTTGCGACCTTTATTATAATCTATGCCGAGAGGATAAGTTATAAAATATCCTTTGGCGTGTTTGGCGCATACTTTAATCCAAGCGCCATTCTCTTTGACTTGCCCGATAGCTGTATTATTACATTTGCTACATTTTATTTTTTTCATAGTTTTCCACAGGTCTATTATCAGTATAGCAAATCAGGAAGTTCTGTCAACCCCTGTCAATTCGTCAACAGCATTCCAAACCCATTGCCGACTTCTTTTAAGAATAGCGCCAACCTCCCGAGTAGTTAATCCTTGCTTATAAAGTTTTAAGGCCTTCTTCTTTAATTCCATATTCTTTTGTTTTTGATATTTTGATAATGCCATTCTTCTATAATAATCTATTTGTAAATGTTTGTCAATAGTAGCCGACCAATAACTCAACTTTTAATTTTAAACCTCTTAAAAAGCCAATTAGACCCTATGTTTTTCAGCTATTTTGCCCTTAAACCCTCAAATTGATGTTTATTGATAACTCTATATCCATTTTTAACTATCATAGGGAAGCTTACTTTATATTTTATTCCACCAATTTTTATTTCTTTTGGGAAATTCATATTTCTAAAATTAAGTTTTTGCCGGATTCCCGTTCCGTTAAATTAGGATACTCTCTTAAAAAATATCCCTCTAAACATAGCGAGCAAATTCCGACCTTTTTTCCTTTATAAGATACCAAGTATAAAGAATCAGGTTCTTTACAGATAGAACACTTACCTTGTTTTATATATTTTAGGTGGATTTCTTTCATAGTTTTAATTGATTATTTTTAGTTTTATTTTATTTTATTTTCTTGTTGAAATACCTTTGTTTTTACAAAATTCCTCATAAGTTATCCCTGTTAAAATTACTTCTTCCAGAAACTCTCTCACTAAATCTAACCCCTTACCATTCGGATATTTATTATCTTCACATTGCCCTATTAAGAAAATTATTTTCCCAAGTTCATCAAACGAAGGTATCCAAACTTCATCGTTATCAAACAAAACTTTAACCCACTCTTTATTTTCTGTATATAAAATTTCTATTTTTCTTACTTTCATAGTGATTGTCCCGATAAGCTTTACTAATTTTCCTATACATATCTTCTCCCCATTCTCCAAGAGCCCAATTGATTGCCCAAATCGTTAATCTTATATTGTCTTTTGTATATCCTTTTTTACTATCTATTCTATCCACACTGGGACTAAAAGGATTAGTTCTAAATTCTTTTCTTTTATTTATATCCATAGGAATTTTAGTCAAAGCACAAATTCCTTTTTGTTTTTTAAATAATTCTACAAGATAACTAATATCAATATCTATCGGTATTTTTTTTCTTTCCGCCCTTGTTCTTGCCTGCATAACACAACTTAATAATTTTTTTCTTAATAATTTCTTATAAGGATCAAAATTTATAGTTTGAGCATCACTTATCTTTTTAGATATTCTTTGTTTTCTTCTTTTGTCTCGTAATAATTCTTTTTTTTCTTCGGGCAAAAGATGATAAGAAACAATATGATGCCCCCTATTAAACATTTTACCAATATCCCTTAATGAATATCCTTTTTTGGCATAAAATCTAAAACCCTCAATCTCTTTTTCAGAAATCTTCCTCCATAACTTTTTCGTTGTTCCAACTGCTTTTCTTTTATTTATCCCACTCATACTTTCATTGTATTTTATATTATGGATTAAGTCAAGTATTCGCTTGATCTCCCCAGTATTTCCACCCTTTTCTTTTTTTATTGTTTCTGGCAAAGAGCTCTAAATATTTTTGATTTGGATAGAGTTTTTCTATAATCTCATAAACAATCTCTGGTTTTTGAGAATGAGGCAATCTATTTGCTTCAATCACCGATGAAACATATTCTTTACTTAGAGGTAAAAAAGATCCTTTTATACAGATTAATAAAAGTTCGTGGCAACCACGAACATAAAATCCTATACCAGGTTTTCCCCCTTTTTTAACATAAACCATATTAGTTTTGTAAGAAAAACCCCAATTTTTAATTACTTCAAAACCTTCTT